AAAAGTGTCCATCAGGTTTGAGTGAAAGGTGACTACATAGTAATGAGCCGTTCATTGCATACAGAGACCCCAAGTCAATGTGTATTGTTAAGAAAAACCTTTAGTCCCGCAAGGACGAACTGGGGTGGCAACCTCGGAAAGAGTTAAGTATTGATAGAGTAATTCAAACCTTAAGGAGTGGTACACCTAAAATACCGTCACTAAGAAATACTACCCAAAAGGTGGTGGATACAAAGGGAAAAAATAATCCTTTAAAAGTTTCTTAACATAAGCTGTAATCTCAGGCTTTTCTAATCTTACCTGTCAATTGACGGGTTTTTTTATGCTTGTAAAAACAAAAAATTAGATATATATTTGTATTATGAGAAAATATTCCGGTGTAATTGTGAAATGTGGTGACGAGGTACTACTTTGTCGTAGAACCCAAAATGGGGTTGGTGAATGGTCTATACCCGCCGGTAAATTGAGTAAAAAAATTATCAATGACGGAACTGAAAAAATCATTAAATTTGAAGACTATATCAGTGGTGCTAAACGAGAGTTTTTTGAGGAAACAAACGTAAATATTGATAATGAGAATTTATCATTTGTTTCTATCACTGAAAGAAGAACTAGAGATGGTAAACAAATTAAAGGTTTCTTGTATATGTACTTATTAGAAACCGATAATAGAATATTTCCTGACTTTATAAATGCGAAAGATGGGGATGAACACGATAACTTTGGGTATTTTAGTGTGGATAACTTACCTTTGAATATCAGTCCACAATTAGAGAATGTCGTTAAATTAATTTTAAAAAAAGATTGTAGATGTCAATTTTAAACAATTTAAAAGAAGTCCTTCCAACTTGGGCAGTGGTGACGGAGAAGGAGTTACCCTATAAAATGGAGTATGAGATACAAATACAACCAACGTTAACTGATGATGAACATTTTGAATTAACACCGTTGTTAAGAAAAGCTTGTCAAGGGAAGTACCTTGAAAGATATACTAAAGAGATTGGAGAACATTTTTATATTTATACTAAAAAGTAATTAATGGAAACGGACCAAATTGAATGTGATTTCTTAAAAATTAAGAAAGTAATTGGTTCTGTTGAACACGGAGGACAGATTGAGTGTTGTGAAAGACTAATCAGACTTTTTAGAGACAAACACTTCAACGACAATTTTACAAGTTGTGAAGAAGCGTCATTTGAAAGTTACGAGAAAGAGTTAACACTTCATTTAAAGTTTAAAAAAATAAAACATAGTATTGTTGATGATGATTATTAAAAACCTACATAAAGTAGGTTTTTTGATTTTAAAGGTATTTATTATTTATGAAGGTTATTCTTAAAGAAAGTCAGTTTAATTTAATGTTGAATGAGTCACTTGGTGTTAATGAGCCGGCAATTGAGTACACTAATTTGATATATAATTTGTTAGAACCAATTGCTATTCAAATGGTTGCTACAGGTAAAAAAAAGGTTGAGGAAATTAATATTGAAGCTAAAGATTTAATTAAATTTATTAAGAATGACCCTGAAACGTTTAGAGAATTACCAATCGAAGAGTTAGAACTTGATTTGGCATTTACTCCTACAGACAGTGAATTAATTGGTGATAAACCATTTGCAGTTGGTGGTGGTTATTATGACTTATTAGATAAAAAAAATGGGGGGTCTTATATGATTGACTCGTCATTTAGAATACCAAAAGACATACTTCAAGATGTTCCAAAGACCGTTCACGCTAAACTACAATTTGAAATATACGTTAATCCATCATTTGATGAGACAATGATGGACGACTTGTTATTTGATTTAAGAGATACTATTACTCACGAAGTTAATCATTTATATGAGTCTTATAAGAGATGGGAGAATACAGGTAAAGGAAGTAATAACTTGGTTAAGTCTTTTGCCGGTACAAAAAATGTTAATACTCCAAAAGTTATTTTTGAAGTTTATACTAAATTCCTAAACTTTTTATATTATTCGCAACCTTGGGAAATTAATGCTAATGTACAGGAAGCGTTCTCAAAAATCAGTAGAATGAGTTTTGATGAGTTTAAGAAAACTATTCAGTGGGGAACTGCGAATGATATGGAGAATTATTCTGCGGATAAATTATTTGAGGAATTAGTTAATACTGCTAAAAATAAAGACCCTGAAACGGTGGATTATCATATTAGAAATTTACATAAGTTTTATCTTAAACAATATAAAAAACACAATAAAGCTTATAACGAAGCTGAAGATATTAAAGATACGGTTTATAAAACCAAAAACTTACTTGGATTATTTAAGAAGTATGAGAGAATGATTAACTCAGCGGGTAAGAAACTAAAAAAGAATTATATGAGATTATATTCAATTGAACGATGAAAAAATTTATTATAACTGAAGAAGAAAAAAAGAATATCTTGTCAATGTATTCAATCGTGACGGAACAAGTTCAGGGTGAACAAAAACTTGACGTTAGTAAATTAGTTGGTAAAACATACAAACTTTATCTTGAACCAGGTGATAAAAGTACAAAGTTTAACTGGGATAATCCTGCCGACACTCACCCAAAACCGGCAAATTTCTTACCAACGGGTAAAGATTATTTTGACGTTAAAATTAAAGCTATCAGTTATTTTAGTGCTAATACCCAATTTTCTTTTTTATGTGAAGGTATTAATAACAATGGTGAAAAATATATTATCACGTCTATGTATACGGATAAAGAAATGTTAGAAAATAATGGTAAATTTAAAGTCACTTTAAATTATGTATTAGGACCAAAATCTAACTGGGCTGCCGAAGTCTTTTATGGGTATAGCGACGAATTAAAAACTGATTTAAACAATAATGGAATTATTAAGTCAGATAAATAAAATTAACAAGTTTATAAAAGGTAAAACTTTTGTTTACGACCATCGTGTTAGTTTCAGTGAAAAACCTGTAAAGGCTTACTATCAGTTTCATATTGATAAAGTTGCTCTGTTAAGAAGTATTGGTGAGATGAATGACCATCTTTTTGTTTCGGTTAAATTGGTTAATGGTGAAGGGATGGTTAATTATTATTTATGTACTTTTGGTAATAAAGAAAAGTATTTTGGAAGAGACATTGTTAATAAAAAATGGTTTGAGTTTTCAGTTCAAATTGATAATGACATTCAAGAATTCCTTAAATTTTTTAGTATTGATATGCCTGTCGTTGTAGATAACTTCGAATTTACCCCTTCGAAAGATTTTGTTCCATTAATTAATTTGGAAGATAAGGAATAATGTCGTATCTTTGTTCCCATTATGAGTAAAAAGGAACAATATCAACAAGTTTACGAGGATGATGAAACAGTCGCCGTTTGGACTTATGATTTAACAAAGTTCAAGAACGGACCAATCTCTGTTGAGATTAAGTATAAATACGACCCAGTTAAAAAAGTGACAAACCGACAGAAATTCTCCAAAAAGAAATAAAAGTAATTTTTTTTGACCTACACATATATTTATATATATGGAAACAAAAATATGTAAAACTAAACGAGTTAATCTTACAGCATGTGGGATTGAGAAAACATTTGATGAATTTTATAAGAGTAGTTCATTATGTAAGATGTGTTCAAAAAAACTCAATGGTTTAAGAGATAAAGAATATTTTAGAAGAAAATCAAAAGAGTATTGGGAAAAGAATAAAGAACATTACAAACAAAAATCAAAAGAGTACCGGGAAAAAAATAAAGACCATCTTCAAAAATATAGAGATGATAATAAAGAATCTATTAGGGATAAATATAAAGAATATTACTCTAAAAATGTTGAAAAAGTTGCAAATAAAAATAAAAAATGGAGAATTGATAATATTGAAAAACATAGAGAATATAATAGAAAATCTGCACAAAAAAGTAGGTTAGAAAATCCTGAAAAACACAGGTGGAGATATTTGTTAAAAGAAACTTTGAAAAAAATAAAAACGAATAAAGATGATAAAACAATAGTTTTATTAGGTTATTCTCCTGATGAACTTAAAAAATATTTAGAAACATTGTCTACAGACTGGGTTAATTATGAAATTGACCACAAGATACCAATAACTTGGTTTAAAGAAAATACTCCGGCATCTGTGGTTAATGATTTTAGAAATTTACAATTATTAACTAAAAGTGAAAACAATAAAAAAAGAAATTTTTGGATGAGTGATGTTGATGATGTATATTTGAATGAGATTAAAAAACACATAAAAGAAAAATATATAAAATAATATTATGCGCATAATTGTACTCGACCACGATGGAGTTATCTGTTTATCAGGTAACTGGGGGTCACGATTTAAGAAACAAACAAAGGCTAAAAGAAAATTAAGTCAAGATGTGATGACATTACCTGTTGATGCTCGTTTTGATAACTTTGATAAGAAGGCAATTAAGGTATTGAATGAAATCTTGGAACTGACTGGTGCAGAAATCGTTGTATCTTCTGATTGGAAACGTTGGGCTAATGTTGAAGAAATGGGTGACTACTACGAGAGTCAGGGTATCATCAAACGACCAATTGACTTTACAGATACTTTACTTGATGGGTCAAGAGTTGCCTGGTACCGAAATTGGGATTTGGAAGGAACAAGAAGTTTGGAAATCCAAGATTGGTTATCAAACCATCCTGAGGTAACACATTGGGTAGCAATTGATGATTTGGAGATGGGAAAGACTGGAATGAAATACTCAATGGAATATGAACACGAGTGGGGATTGGATAACTTTGTCTTAACACCTTTGAACAACGAAGGTATTAAACAAGTTGGAGTTAAAGAAAAAGTGTTAGAATTTTTACAGGATTAAAAATTTTGATTATATTTGTTGAATGAAACATAAAATGGTAATTCTTATAGTCACAACATTAGTAATTTTTTCATTGTCAACAAAAAATGAAAAAATATATTATGTTCCATTTAACTTACCTGGTGATTTAAAAGGTATGACAATTCCTCCTTTTGGTATTTTCATTGAGGACCAATATAGGAATGAACCTGATAAACCAGGTTCTTTAGTCCGACACGAATTAGTTCATTGGGACCAATATAAAAGAATGGGTTTAGTTGGATTTTATTACAACTACGCTAAAGGATATCTATGTCACAACAGTAGATTTAATCATCCTATGGAGGATGAGGCGAGAAGAGTTAGTCTTAAATGCAAGTAAATTTCTTACCATTTTCGGTAACTTCTTTCAAATATCCGTGGGATGATAAAGTACCTTCACTTGTTTTTGTCTCGTATCTTGGTAAGTAGTTTTTAACAATTTTGTCTTTAATTGCATCTGAAGAATCACAACTTGTTTTTAATCCTTTAGATGATTTATTAGTGTCATTTGATTCACAAAACGCTTTTTTAAATTTTGAGCTACCTAAATTATATGAGGCAATCGCAGCATCCAATCTTGCATTACCTGTTGAACTTGGATTTTGTACATCTTTACCATTTATATTAATGATTGAAGGTAAATTTTCGTCATAGTTAGTTAATTCTGAATATATGTCTTTAAGATAACTTGATGTTGCAATTAATGCTCCTGTTGCTCCTAAAAGTTCCCACATTGAGACACCGTATCTTTTAGCGACATCGGGTGTCATTTGACCTATACCCATACTTGGTACCCAATCTGCAGATAAATTACTTCCAGTTGTGTATTGTTTATATTTTGACACTGCAAATGTAACTGCGGATTTTAAAGGACTATCTTCAGGTAATGCGTTAAATAAAACCTCAAAAGGTGTTTTTATTGCGTATTTGGTAGGTAAGTATTTACCTATTGTTCCCCAGCTATTACCCACAAATTTACCATAATCAGACTCTCTACCTAATATACCCAATCCGTATTTAACAAACAACGGGTTTATTTTTTTACTGTTTATAGCTTCATTTATTGCTACTGAATATTCTTTTGAGGGTGCACAACCATATTTAACAAACGGTAATTTTGCAAATTTTTGTTGAAATTCTGGCGTCAACAAAGTTGGAACAGGTCCACCGTCTTTCATTAATGGGCTTTTATTTTTATCCAATTCTTTTGGATATGTTTTTTCAGAATATAAAGGAAATAGTTGTTTCGCTTCAATACCTTTGTATGGACCATTAATTAATGTATACCCACCCTTTTTATTGGGCTGATAAACCCATTGTTCATTAATAACACGTTTAACTATGTTAATGACATCTGATTCAGTTAATTTAATTATTTTAGACATACTCATAAATATTTACTATTATTATAAAAAAATAAAGAATACGGTAATAGTAAATATTTATTCAATATGAAATATATTGTTACAGAGTCACAAGTTAAATCACTCCAACCAAGGATTCAAAAACTAATTGATTCTGAACTTGATTCATTACGTACAGAATCTGAAGACTGGGGAATGGGTGAGATGGATGAACTTGCTGAAGTACAATCTGTAGATAAGATAGTTGTAGATAGAGTTGTAACAATATCTAAAATAAAGGTTTATGTTAATATACATAAAAATTCAAATAGACCCGATTTTGATAATCTAATAGCTGAGATTCAGTATAGATTAGAAGATTGGATTCCAAGTATAGAATTGTACATTGAAGACATAATTGATGATAGAAAATTCGGACCAGGAATTGATTGGTAAATACAATGAAAGAATACGACAAAAAGTTACAAAAAGTAATCTCTAAATTTTTAGATACAAGGTATCCTGATAGTTTTACTGATGGTAAGTGGGTTGTAATCATTGACCCTGATTTTCCTGAAGATGCAATCATTAAGTTTCGTAAAGACGTGGAATGGGTGACATATAAAATGTCAGCAATACTACCTATTATTGAATATTTTCCACCAATGAGAAGAGTAGACGCTGAAGAATACCTATGTACTTGGTTTGAGGAAAAATTTAATGTTCATATTGATGTTATTGACAACGCAATTGTTACAACATTTAAGTTGAAAAATCTTATCTAATTTTTTTAATAAAATCACGTCAACATCTTGTCAGGATAAAAAATCTGTCTTATATTTGTAAAAGAAATAAAAACAAAAAAAAATAATATGGCTAAGAAAAACAAAAATCAAAACGTTGAGTTGATTGAAAAATTAAAAGAAATACAATCACAAATAAGTGAAATTAAATCTGAAGCAGGTATTGTAGTTGAAGAGGGTGATATTCTTTTCACAAGAGAACAATTAGAAAACTTCTTGGTTGAATATACAATTAAAGTTAACGAATTTATTTTTGATGAAATGTATAATTCACTTGACCACGAAACTGTCGTTACATTTGACGTAAGTGGTAATACAATTATACCAATGATTGATGAAGATTTGTTAAGAGAAACCTTCAATGAGGTAACTTACAATGTTGATTCAGATGTTATTATGGGATTTGCTGATGAGACAATCTCCGAAGTAATGTGATTTATAAAGGTCGGATTGTGAAATATGCCGACCTTTACCTTTTATGAAGAAGTAGCTCAGTAGGTAGAGCAAAGGTTTGAAACACCTTGTGCCACGAGGTTCGAACCCCGTCTTCTTCACTGATAAAAACCGAAGATTTTCTTCGGTTTTTTTGGTTTAACAAGAATAGTTTTGTAACTTTGTATAAATAAATAATAGAATATGAAAGGTTGGTATGAAACAATGTTATGGGTAATCAGTGTCATTGACTCTTGTACCCACCCAGTACAAGACATCGCTTGTAGAAAACTTGTTAAGAATTATCTAACAATGTATGGAAAACAACTTGGTGGACCGTCAGGTGACCTCTATCAAGAAACCGAGAAAAGAATGAGACTGGCAATTGACGAAAACAAATACAACAGATTAATTAACCAATAAAACTTAAGCCTATGTACAAATTGAATCATCAGACATTAGAGTATGTTAAAGTTAACAAATTTAAGTTTTTCTCAAAGATTGGACTCGTTACGGTATCGTTAACGGTAATGGCATCCCTTGGAACATTCTTGTGGACCAAGACACACATTGTTCAAACGATGACCGAGTATGAGAAGGTATTGTTGGTGGAGGAAGTTAACAAGTTCTCGGAAGACAAGATGGTTGAAAAAATCAAAGAACTTGGTTTCAAATATCCACACATTGTTATGGCTCAAGCAATACTTGAGACAGGACATTTCAAGAGTCCCGTGTTCCAAGAGAACCATAACTTATTTGGAATGAAGGAAGCGACAAGCCGATTGAATTTGGCAAAGGGAACCCAAAACAACCACGCATCCTATTCAAATTGGGAAGATAGTGTTATGGATTATGCATTATGGAGTTCAACATACGCAAACAAGGCTCAATCGGAGGATGAGTATTTTCAAATCTTAAACAGTCTTGGATACGCTGAGGATGGGACATACGAAATAAAATTAAAAGAAATCATTCAAAAATACGATTTGAAGAATAAGTTCAGTTGATGTATTTATAGAATATGAAATACGTCATTACCGAATCTCAACATAGACAAGTCATAAAAGAAATGAACGAAGAAACCCTTAAAAAGGTATCCACCAATTGGTTTAAAAAACAAATAGCGAGAGGTGAGGGCCCACATATTGATGGGTCCTTACTTATGTTTTTAGGTATTCAAATACGCTCAACTATGTATGATAGATTGATTGGAATATTGAAATCATTTTTGGGTGATGGGGCATATGAAGCAGCAGTCAGTAGAACTAGTAAAGTATTTGATACATCGGACTATCCTGAAATATCAGGAGGATATGACTTCAAATTCAAAGTTGAGATTGTTGGTAGTGATATGAATCAATTGATATTACAGGCTAATGTTTTACCTGGTGGTCAGGTGGATTTAATAATGACAGGTGAAGGAGTTCGTGATTTATCGGACGCAATATGGGATGATGAGATAGGAATGGAAGTTCATAGTGAAGCTGATGATTTGGTTTATGATATATTAAACCAAGAAATCCCTTATTATACAGGTTACCAATATGTCATAGAAGATATCAATTATATTTAACAAATCTTTTGTAACCTTTTCTACTTATATGTAGTATATTAGAATATGGAAAAATCTTTACTATATCGTAATCAAAACTTCACACAAACTGATGTGGATGAGATTGTTACATTTATTGAAACCTTAAATGAAAAACCAACTCTATTAAGAAAAATATCTTTCTTAACTGTTGAAACATTACAAAATATTATTCACCATTCAGATAAAACCGAAGACGGAAACACATTGTCTTATTTTGAATTACTCAAAGAAGATAACGAGTACACAATAAAGACAGGTAACCTAATCTCAAAAGAAAATACGGATAAGCTAGAAGAACGATTAGATTGCGTTACTCATTTAACCGAAGAAGAAGTTAAAGAGAAAATAACGAATAGTCTTAAAAATGATGAATTCAGTGAAAAGGGAGGAGGAAACATAGGACTACTCTCAATTAAAAAAAGAACAGGTGATGGAATGTCATACAAGATTGAAATTTTCAAAGACAACTTTAATTTCATACATTTTGAGATAAAAATACTTTAAATTGACTATTTATAATAAAAATTAATTATGAATACCAGTTTCAGTAAAAAAAGACATCTTTTAGAAACAAATGAAAGATTAGAAACAAGATTTTTACAATCAAAAAAAATGATTAATGAGGCACCTGAAGTAATGTCAAAATACAATCCTTCGGAAATGATTTCATTATCTCAAGATATTCTAAAACAAAATGGGGCAAATTTTAATATCCAAGATTACGTTAGTTCAGGAGATAACCCAATGTGTGTACCTGATAATGATAAGACAGGAATTTTATCAAAAATTTTTGATTACCTTAATGGTTTAGGAACAACAAATGAAATAGAAAACTCAATAAAGAACATAATCGTTGGACAAGATGTGGGAGGTATGAAAATACCAAATGAATTAAGAAATGATGCGGCTATTATTGGAGCGGGACTTATCGCGGCCGACGAATCTGAAGGAGTAACTAATGTGATGTCTGAACAAGGTATTAATTATGAAAAAAGAGCAAGACAACAAAACCGTAAAAGAAGAAAACATACTAAATGTTACAGAAAACACAATAAATTTTAAATATTTAATTAAAAAACTTGACACAACAAGAAATTTATATTACTTTTGTCAAACAATTGATATTTAATTAGAAACAATGAAACAGAACTCAACACATAACGTAAGTAATCTCCCGACAAACGTGGGCCAATCGTGGTTTACGATTAAGGGGCAGGATTGCCGTAAGTTCAGGGTTCTTAATAAGATGTAATCGTATCATCAAATATATAAGGAAACCCTGGACTACAAAAAAGTTCAGGGTTTTTTTTTGGTTCTTTGACATATTGGAAAAATACACGTCTATGGTGAAATGGTATCATCACGGTCTCCAAAACCGTTGTTCCAAGTTCAAATCTTGGTAGTCGTGCTAACATTCTCACGTAGCTCAGGTGGTTTAGAGTTTTTGTCTGATACACAAACGGTCGCTGGTTCGAGTCCAGCCGTGAGAACTTAATTCGAGAATGAAGTGTAATGGTGTGCATAGGATGTTTGGGACATTCAGGAGACGTTCGATTCGTACATTTTCGACAAATGGGGTGATAGCGCAGGCGGTCAGTTCGCGTCGGTCTGAAAAACCGAAGATGTGTGGTTCGATTCCCACTCACCCCACGAGGTCCTGAATTGACAGGACAACCCCCACCTCCGATATGGCAGTCGGTCCGTTAATCCGACGAAGATGGGGTTTTTTATAAGCGGGTTTCGTATAACGGCTCATTATGTCACTCTTCCAAAGTGAAGACGGGGTTTCGATTACCCCAACCCGCTCCATATACGGTCACGGCGCATAACGGCTGTTGCGCTATCCTGTCACGATAGTAAGTAGGTAAACGAAAAAGTGGGTTCGACTCCCATCGTGACCGCAGGAAAAAAATAAATATTACGGGTTCGATTTTGATAAAACCCGTGATATTTATTAATAAAGAGAAATATGAATAGTTGCTTAAATTGTGGAAAACCAGTAAAGAACAAATACTGTAATGTTTCTTGTCAGAACACTCATCTGTGTACAGGTAAAAAAAGAACACAGGAAAGTATTGAAAAACAGAAGGAATATAATAAAAATTTGTGGAAAGAATTTGATGTTAAATGTACGGTTTGTAATAAAGAATTCAAAATTAAAGAATTTAATGTTGAGGAACCAAAGAAGAATAAATACTATTGTGGTAGGTCCTGTGCAAATAAAAGAATTTGGGATAGTCAACATAAAGAAAAATTAAGTAATATTTGTAAGAACTCTGATAAGGTAATTAGTGCTAATCGTGAAATTGGTAAAAAGAAAAAAGAAAAATCAATTAAAATTAAAAAAGGTGATTGTCTTTATTGTGGTGAGGCGTTGTATAAATCAAAAAAATATCATTCGGAATGTTGGTTGAAATGTTCAGGGGGTATTAAAGAAGGTACAAGTCGAGGTAAATCAGGATGGTATAAGGGATATTGGTGTGATAGTAGTTATGAGTTGGCTTGGATTATCTATCAGATAGATAACGGACAAAAATTTGAAAGGAATAAAGAAGGGTTTGACTACACACACTCAAACAAAACTCATAAATTTTATCCTGATTTTATATTACCTGATAAAACTTATGTTGAAATTAAAAATTATAAGTCAGAATTAACTGATGATAAAATAAAACACTTCCCACATAAAATTGAGGTGATTTATAAAGAAGAAATGAAAGAAAAATATTTACCATACGTTACTTCAAAGTACGGTAAAAATTTTATATCATTATATCAAAAAGAGGAATAACTTGCGTAGGTGCCTCAGGGGACTGCAGCCCCACTACGCTCCATATTGTCCTGTAGTGAAATGGCATCACACAACACTTTGACTGTTGTATTTCTGGTTCGAGTCCAGACGGGATAACTTTTTTTTGTTTGATTAATAAATTTGCTTTATCTTTGTCCTATGGAAAAAGAATTTGTTACATACGAAATTGCTTCAGAACTCAAGAAACTTGGATTTGATGAACCTTGTTTAGTAGGATATAGTACTTCAACCGAAAAGTTAGAGTATTATTCAAGACCGTTTGTTACAAAAGATTCATTTACTGTTGACACACCAACCTACTCACAAACTTTCAGATGGTTTGAAGAGAAGTATTCATACTTTGTGGATGTTAAAACTGACACCACACCAAATGAGATTTTGGGATTTGACTATACGATTAAGAGTTGGAAGTTTCCACCGATGTATTTTGATTTCTTCAAAGATAAGAGAGAGGGAAACATTGAGGTAATTAAGAAGATGATTGAGATGGTGAAGAAAGAGAAACAAAAGGAGGTTCTTATTGAGTTGATGGATAACGATAAAGATTTAGATAAATAATATGACACAGAAACAACAAGATGCTATTGATAGTATAATGGACTACTTCAAGTTTGAACAAGTCCGAAAAGTAATGGAATTATTAAATTGGGAGTGGGTTGCTGCTGAAGAAGGTATTCCAACCGTTCCTGAATTGAGACAAGAAGCGAGACGATTATTAAAAATGGCGTTTAAAGAAAAAACAGATGTATCAACAGGTGGGTTCCACGTAAGATATGATTCGGACGCTGATGGAGTCGAGTTTATTCAATTAATGTTTGCGGTTGAAGAATGGTATGAAGATGTGGAAAAAGATTTGGCAGATTGAAAAACTTGCCATATCTTTGTGGAACAAATAAAAACACTGAAGGTTATGCAAGATAAGAACGGACGAGACATTGAAGTTGGTGATTATGTTAAAAAGGTAAATAGAATTACCCGCTCTGCGGAAGATGATGGTTACGTGTCCAAGATAGATGATGGGTTTGTTTACTTGAAAAGTATCTATGAAAATGGGGAGGATAAACATTATTATTCGGATGATTTAGTTGTTGAATGGAAAGGTAAAAAGAAGTAAGTTTTAATATAGTCAGGTGGGTGTAATGAGGGACGGTCCCAAATCCATAGAGCTAGTGGTTCTCGACACTTGGAGATTCCATTAGAAGTAAGGTTACTTATCCGGTTCGAGTCCGGCCCTGACTACAAACGTGTTGTTCCCTTGAGAAAGGAGGTATTGATAAAAAAGGAAGTTGTTAAAAGTAACAATATGCTTACAACACAGGGGTTCTCAACCTCAAACTATTAGTGAACTTCGGTACCCATACCGCTGACGATGGGCTAAGTAAGATATAATTCCGTGTTGCGGGGAGTAGAATGCCGAAGAGCTGATAGTAATATAGTCAAGTGGTGCAATTGGTTAGCACGTTCTCATAGTGAGAAGAATACAGGTTCGAATCCTGTTCTGACTACACGTTCTGACTAATCATCAGATAGTATGTCCCATACGATGAGAAATGGT